AATGCCCATCTGACGAATAAGATCACTATCCAGATTTCCCCAGAACTCAAGAACTTCGTACCTGTCAACAGCGGCTAAGTCTTCTAGGCTCTCTGCACGAATAGTATCTTCAAAGTATTTATCCGTGTAGTTAGCACCACCACTAAGGCACTTAGCAATGGCCTCGCCATTAAAGAATGGTTTGTCCATTAGGTCACGCATCTGTGATCTGTTTAGTCGATGCCGCTGTATTACATAGGAACAATCATCCACATTAGTAGCGGTGGGGTCTGGGTAAAAGTTCCAACAGGAAACCGACTCAAGCCGAGGTACAAGCTTCTTATACGGGCTGTAGTTCTTTTCGCTATCCCATCTATGAAGAGTTTTACTTTCATTGAGCGGCCCCTTTACAATGCCTGTGCCAAGAAGAGCGCACTCGAATAAAGAGTGACGTAGAATATTCGTGGCGTTATTTTCATGCAACTGGTCATGGATAAGTTTTTCCATGTGCCGCGCAGTCTCACGCGAAGGATTAATCTGAGGTTCGCCCATACGACTTGGGCCTTCCTGTAGATCAACCCCCTCATACTTGTCGGCTAATCCGGCTAAAGGAGAAGCTTCTGTAGCCCCCGGTGCCATGTCCCGGCCATCGCCGGGGAAACCATAGGGGTCTTCAACAGGCTCTTCTTGTTGCTGTGGAGGCATAGGAGCTTTGCTTAGATGTGCAAACTCAGCTACACCTTCAGGTACAGGACTAGGCTCAACAACAATTGGGAACTTCTTGTTTGCAAAAAGAACGTCAATTATCTGGCCGTATGCAGCAAGAACTTTCGTCTTGGTAATCTTAACAAAAACTTTACTGTTCTCGGACTCACGGAACTGAGTTGTAGAGTCGTAGATACCTCTAAAGTTTTTATAGGCTTTTAGCCAGCGTTGTTCATGCTGGTAACGGCCATGCTCTGCTTCTTCAAACTTAGATTTAACAGTACCAACTACATTTGTAGAAGCTTCATCAACAAAAGCTGCTGCAGTGATATCTCCTAAAGGTGTATCGTCCATAGGACTTCCTTACTTAGTAGTCTTTTTCATCAGCCATACGAAATACAGCCGGATCAACCGTATTGCTTTTCGGACGGGGCATATCAACATTTAGAGCATCGCGGTCAATCTTGCCAACTAGCTCTTTCTCTAGTCCGTCACGGTGCAAAGCACCGTCAGGTACATCACTAACTTCACCCTGTTTTTTCATAAGACCCATAATGAAGTCTTTACCATATGTATACATAGCTTTTCCTTTCTGTAGCTATTAATCCATCTCAAGGAAGGATCTGTCTGATGGCGGCGTAGCCATACGTGCTGTTTCTCTTCCCCGTTGGGATAGTGTAACAGCGTCTCTCGTTAAAAATTCTTCTGCTTCTTGTTGTGCTATAGCCGAGGGGAAACCCCTAATACGAGCTTTTTTTTCTTCAGCAGCCGTAAATGTACCCGGTGATACAGTTGTTGGCTCATAACCGAGGGGGAAGAATCCTTCTATTGCCCCTGCTACGGCATCCTCTGATACTGCAGCACCTATGCCAGCCCCCAAAGCTCCGGGGAGAATAGCTTTTCCAACTTTTCCAATGCCGCCTTTACCTCTATATCTAGCTCTTGCGTCATCATAAGCCTTCTTTTCTTCATCAGTAAGAGGCGGTGTTGTTCTGGGCTTAGTAAATCTACCACCCCCCTTAATAATGTTTAGTAGGCGGCTAGTCCTTTCAGATACTGGCTTATCAGGTGCTGCTGTTTCAGGGCCAGTTATCTCTGGCACTGATCTAACACCTCTGGCTACATCCTGCATATCCGGGTCTGCACTCAGCTTTCTAATGACTAAAGGTTCATTTGCTCCTCCAGCATCCAATACTTTTAAACCCTGTCTATAATACTTATTAGTAGGTTTAACGTACTCTGGCACATCAGCATCCGACAAACGAGACGGTCCTAACTTCCCTGTTACTTCTGTATCAGCTTCTAAATAGCCTGTAAAAAATAAGTAGTCCTTAACGTCCTGCATCGCGTTCAGAGATACTTTAGGATCAATCTTACGAGCTTCGTTTACAATCTCTGTAAACAGATTTACTTTGCCCCCTTTACTTACAGCTTTAGCCATTGCTTGTTTAAACGTCCCTACATCTCTTCTTGAAATAACTGCTCCTTTTGCTCTCCGAGAAGCTTCACCCCGATTTGGCTCTACAGCTTCTCCCCCCGGTGGAGGTGGGCTACCCTCTGTCGCCACCATTTGATTATAGTTGTCATATACTTTGCCTGTACGTTCTGAGGTAACTGGGATAGTTAGTGAGGCACCACCACCACCACGAATAGCTCGATTTCTATAGTATGCTTTTCTATCCTCACGTATACGCTCATCCATACTTTTTGTAGGGGATTTTTCTCGTTCAGCCGGTAGGTTACTGGATTCAGGTCCAGCCGGTAATTTACTGGGTTCAGGAACTATACTAGGAAGCTGAGCAACTACTTTTCCTATTTTTCTTCCTGTTTTTGTTTCACCCCGCCTTATTTTGTCAAGGTGCTTTTTACCCTCTTCGCTTATTCTTAATTTATAGGGGCGTGTCTTGTTAGGGTCATATATTACCTCACCATCTGCATTAACACCAACTGCAATGGGTATTCCCTTTGCTCTTTGTGTATCTACAAGAGGTCTTCCTTCATTAGAACCTCTATTCCGGTGAGTTTTTGGAAGGCTATTAATCTCCTTATTTAGGTCTTTAAGATCAGGGTCCGCATCTTCTAACCAGCCCCTCTCATACAGCAGTTGGATATACGCATCCTGTATTTGGGGACTGTAAGATGGGATTTTTGGGGGTGCCTCCCACCCAGCACGTATTCGTAAGCTTTTATATCTATCATAGAGTTCTATACTAGGAAAAATCTCTTGTGCAAGCTCTGGACTGTACTTGTGAAGTCTGCTATGGACGCGGCCAAGATTATTGGTTTTGGATCCCGTATACAAAAGATTTTTTTCTATATTTTCTTTAAAAATCCTTACATTTGTTGCTGTATGTTCCTTAGCTGCTAGTCTAGGAGTATGGACATAAGTTTGGTTACTCCCTCCGTCAATCTCAATCTGGGCTAATAGAAGAGTAAGCCCCTCATCTGAAAGCCTTATAGATTGGGAGGCTAATCCTTTTCCACCCTTAGCTACTTCAGTGGCTCGTTCAGCAACTTGTTTGCCTGCAGGAACTCCTGCTTTTCTTTCTTGATAAGAAGCTGTTCTTTCAAATCCTGCTGAACCAGTATAGTCACTTTGTTTACCGGAACCAACACCAGCTTTTCTTTCTGCAGCAGAAGCGCGTCTTTTTGGTAGCAAGTCTTCAAAGCTAAGATTTTCAGGGGCTTCTATTCCTGCTTTAATCGCCTCTGCTTGAAAGTCTGAAATAATACCTTTTGTTAATCCTCCACTATATGCTCTTTTAAGGATTTTAATATCTTCAGAACCAAAAGAAGACCTGTTTTGATCTTTTATCTTTTGAATTACAAAATTAATAGCTTCTGCTTTTTTCATTTTCAGTAACCAAACGTAGAGTCAAACGGTTTTGGCTTTGCTTCTTTCATCTTGTTCATCATAGAGTTGATGGTTAGATGTCCTCTTGCACGGGTCATGCACATGTATCGCAAAGCGTCGTAGGCGTGGTCATCTGCTTTCGTATCTACATCTTCAGGATTTGTCTTTGACAGGGGTAATCCTGAGAGAGTGCGTATCAGATGTGTACACGTAGAAAGTATCTTTATCTTTGGCTCACCTGTAAAATCATCAACCCTTAACCGGCTGTGCAACTCCAGCTTACCCGCTATTCTGTTTCTATCAGAAGGAGTAAACCTAGCACCTCTACGAATAAGGGTTTCTGCAATGGAAGGGCCAGTGCCTGTCCTGTTCCAGCAGGAAGCGTCTAGCACTGAATAGTACATACCGGGATCATCTCCCTCAAGATTTACAATGATATTGGCTAAAGTTTCTGCGGTCTGGCCTTTGCCGTAAAACTCTCTGTAAATCCAAAGCGTATCATCCCAATCAACTGCGCCCCACAGAACACAGGAGGGGGCGGCATATCCATAATCCGCTGCACGAACGCGCAACCAGTTATGGGGTATCTGTGTCTGTGAGGCTTCCACAACATGTATGTTGCGGGAAAACTCTGGGAACGCCGCTCCCTCTGCGACATCCCAATCCCCTTCTAGAAGCCGTCTTCGTTCAACTTCTGGGAGCGACCTCAACATGGCTTCATATTCGCCAGTTTGTGCGAGGTAGGGGTTATCGGTCAGACGCGCCGGAATGAACTTACGAAGAAAAAGCGGT